AAAAGGTTTCCATATGGATATTAACGCATCAACAATTGTTTACCCGGGAACATCTGTTCCGGAATTTTATGTTGGTTCAGCTCCGTTTACATCTGACCCTAGTAGTGAGGCAAGTCCTTATTACAGAATTTACTCACGTAAGTTCTCATTATTAGTTCAAGGTGGGTTTGACGGTTGGGATATTTATAGAGAATCGAGAACTAATACCGACACATTTAAAGTGGGTAATAGAGGTTATTTAAACGGAGCTTGTTCGGATATTAAATATCCAACAGCTACAGGTTGGGGTTCATTTAAACAAATTACCGTTGGAAACAATAGTGTTGATTGGGGTAATACTGATTATTACGCTTATTTATTAGGACAACAAACATTTTCTAATCCTGAAGCAGTAAATATTAATTTATTTGTTACACCAGGTATTGATTATATAAATAACAGTAATCTAGTTGAAGATGCTATTGAAATGATTGAATTTAATAGAGCGGATTCGTTGTATATTTGTACAACACCTGATATTGATTTATTCACACCAACAGTTGATTTAGCAACTGATTTAATTTATCCACAAGAGTCTGTAAATGGATTAGAAGATAGTGGTATTGACTCTAACTACACGGCAACTTACTACCCTTGGGTATTAACTAGAGATAGTGTTAATAATACACAAATCTACTTACCACCTACGGCTGAGGTTACAAGAAACTTGGCGTTAACAGATAACATCGCATTCCCTTGGTTCGCGGCGGCAGGTTACACAAGAGGTATTGTAAACGCTATCAAAGCGAGAAAGAAACTTACTCAAGAAGATAGAGATACTCTTTACCAAGGACGTATCAATCCAATTGCTACTTTCTCTGATGTTGGAACGGTAATTTGGGGTAACAAAACTTTACAAGTTGCTCAATCTGCTCTTGATAGAATAAATGTTAGAAGATTATTACTTCAAGCTCGTAAATTGATTTCAGCGGTATCTGTAAGATTATTGTTTGAACAAAACGACCAAAAAGTAAGACAAGACTTCTTAGACGCGGTTAACCCTATCTTGGATGCTATCAGAAGAGACAGAGGTTTATATGATTTCCGAGTTACAGTATCGTCAGACGCTGCTGATTTAGACAGAAATCAAATGACAGGTAAGATTTATATCAAACCAACCAAATCGTTAGAATTTATAGACATTACGTTCTATATAACTCCAACCGGAGCTTCTTTCGAGAATATATAATAAATAAAATTATGACTCATCGTAATGGTGAGTCATAATAAGCCTTAATATAAAGATATGTTAAAAAATGAAATAAATGAAGGTATTGACGAGTTTGGTGCCCCCGATGAGAAGTATTACGCATTTGATTGGGATGACAACATAGTATCAATGCCGACAAAGATTATCTTAAAAGATGAAGATGGTGATGAAGTAGGGATGTCTACTGAAGATTTTGCAACTTATAGAGAAGAAATTGGTAAGGAACCATTTGATTTTGACGGACATACTATTGTTGGGTTTGGAGAAGAACCTTTCAGATATTTTGGTGTTAAAGGGGACAAACAATTTATTGTGGATTCTATGACAGCAAAACCTGGACCGGCTTGGGAAGATTTTGTTGAGGCAATTAACAATGGTTCAATATTTTCAATAGTGACAGCTAGAGGACACACACCATCAATATTAAAAGAAGCTTGTTATAACTACATTGTGTCAAACATTAATGGTATTGACTCAAATGAGTTAGTTAAAAATTTAGAGAAATATCGTGATTTGGCGGATGAAGAAAACGTTTCTAAAAGAGAAATGATTAGAGAATATTTAGATTTATGTAAATTTTATCCTGTAAGTTACGGGGAAGGTTCTGCAACAAATCCGGAAGAAGGTAAAATCAAAGCATTAAAAGAATTTGTTAATTATGTTAAGGAAATGTCACAACATATTCAAAAAAAGGCATTTTTAAAAAATAAAATAAATAATTACTTTGTCCCTAAGATAGGTTTTTCAGATGACGACTTAAAAAATGTGGATGTTGTAAAAAAACATTTTGAGCAAGACCCAGAGAATATAATTAAAACATATTCAACAGCTGGAGGAATTAAAAAAGAATATTAAAATATTTATTATTAATAACTAATAAATAAAAAATAATTAAATAAACTATTAATATAAAAACTAGGATTTCTAGAATGATAGATTTTTTAATTCTAAAAGTCAAGAGAAAAAAATTAAATAGGTTATATTTATAATAAACAAGATAAAAAAATAAAAATTAAAAAACAAATAGAAAATGGCTGATTTATTAATGAAAATGCCCATACCGTATGAACCAAAAAGACAAAATAGGTTTATTGTACGATTCCCTTCTACATTAGGGATTAACGAATGGTTTGTAGAGTCGGCTGCTAGACCACATATCACTATTAAAGACGTTGAAATACCCTTTTTAAATACTTCAACATATGTTGCGGGTAGATTTACTTGGGGGACAATTAATGTTAAATTTAGAGACCCAATTGGACCTTCTGCGTCACAAGCTCTTATGGAGTGGGTTCGTTTATGTGCTGAGTCAGTTACAGGTCGTATGGGGTATGCTGCGGGATATAAGAAAAACATTGACCTTGAGATGTTAGACCCAACAGGGGTTGTTGTCGAAAAATGGATATTAGAAGGAACTTTTTTAAGTGATGTTAACTTTGATACTTTAGCTTATAGTTCAGACGCGTTGGCAACAATTTCAGCAACACTTCGTATGGATAGATGTGTATTAGTTTACTAAAATGATTAGAGAATTAACAATAGAAAAAATTCGTAATTCTCCAACATTAAGTGATGAAAAATGGGTTTCCGTTAATCTACCAGATGTATATTCTAAAATACTTAAATTAACAAAACATATGAATAGTGATTGTGAGTTTATGGTTCGATTAGAATTTATTAATAAATTACTTTCTGAAAAAAAAATATGTTTATTACATTTTAAATAAAACCCACATTACGTGGGTTTTTTTGTTTTTAAACTTTATATAAAAAAAACATATCCTATTATTTATAATAAAAACAAAACTATATGGAACAAAATTTAATAGATGCTGCAACACAAAACTTCAGTTTACCACACGATGTGGTTCAATTACCAACGGGTGGTATTTTTTATAAATCAAAAAAGAAATCGGTTAAAATTGGTTATTTAACAGCAAATGACGAAAATTATTTAATTGGAGCTAGTCGTAGTAGTGAAAATATTATATTAAAATTATTACGAAATAAAATGTATGAACACGATTTACGTCCTGAAGAACTTTTAGATGGGGATGTTGAGGCGATTTTAATATTTTTAAGAAATACGTCATTTGGTTCTGATTATAGTATTAACTTAATTGACCCTGGTACAGATAAACCATTTGTTGGTACTGTTGTATTAGATGAATTAAATATTAAAAAAACTGAATCTAAACCTGATGAAGATGGTACATTTACAACTAAATTACCAAAAACAGGAATTACTGTAAAATTAAGACCAACAACCTTCTATGATACTATTGAATTAGATAAACAGGAAGCACAATACCCTATTGGTAGACAAGCACCAAAAATTACTTGGAAATTATTAAAACATATTGTTGAGATTGACGGTGATTCAGACAGGTCAAAAATTAGTTTATTTGTCGATTCAATGCCAATTATGGATTCTAAGTACATAAGAAGTTTTTTAAGAGAAAATGAACCGTCATTGGACTTAAAAAGAAGTGTAATCGCCCCTTCAGGAGAATTGGTATCTTTCGAGATAACCTTTGGGGTGGACTTTTTTCGACCTTTCTTCTAATCATAAACAATTATTAATTGAGGAGTATCTATATTTGGCTCAATCAATACACGTATCATATTCGGATTTTCATTCAATGCCGACATATGTTAGAAAATACTTAATAAATCGAGTAATCGAGAATAACACACCAAACTAGTGATTTAAAAACTATGTTTGGTGTATTTATTTATAAACACATTTAATTATGGCAGGAGAAGGAACACCGGTAACACCAGCACCCGGAGACGCGACAAGAGGATTAGGAGAAGCAATTGGTTCTAATTTTAACCCTGAGGCGATTGCTAAAGTAGTATTGACACTTGATAAGGCGTCAAGCGAAATGCTTAAATCGTTTGGTAGAGGTCAAGAGATGGCGGACATATTACGTATTAGTATGTCAAATTCTGTTACTGAAGTTAGAAAATTAGGTGGTGATATTGCCGATGTTCTTGCAACCCAAAAAGCCGCTTCTGAGGCGTTAGGGAGAAATGTGATATTATCTGAAAAAACAACTAAAGATTTATACGCCACGATGAAAGTAACTGGTGTTGAAGTTGGTAAAATTGTTACAGGTATGGCGGATGTTGGTATTTCGTCAGTTAGAGCGACTAACGAAATGTTAAAAGTTGTTAATATTGCAAGAGAATCGGGGGCAAATGCTCAGGCTGTTTCGGCTAAGGTTATTGATAATATGAACGCACTTAACAAATATAATTTTGCTGGTGGTGTTGAAGGGTTGGCTAAAATGGCGGCTCAAGCGACATCATTAAGAATTGATATGTCTCAAACATTAGGGTTTGCTGAAAAAGTGTTTAATCCTGAAGGGGCGATTGAGGTTGCCGCTGCGATGCAGAGATTAGGTGTGTCTCAAAGTTCTTTATTAGACCCATTAAAATTAATGGATTTATCTCAAAATGACCCCGCTGAATTACAAAATCAAATTGCTCAAATGAGTAAACAATTTGTTCAGTTAGGTAAAGATGGTAATTTTGAAATTATGCCGGGAGCAAAAAGACAATTGAGAGAAATTTCAACCGCTATGGGTATTCCTTACGACCAACTTACCAAAATGGCGTTAGGTGGTGCGGATTTAGATAAGAAGTTAAAAGAAATTACATTCCCAAGTGCAACTGAAGACCAAAAGAAAATGATTGCCAATATGGCTGAAATGGGTGAAGGTGGAACTTATGAAATCAAAACAGCTGCGGGAGACACAAAAAAAGTTAGTGATTTAACACCTGAAGAAATAAAGGCTCTCGAAAAAATGGCTAACGCCAAACCGGAGTCAATGGAAGATTTGGCAAAACAACAATTATCTGCAACTCAATCTATTGCCGCGGCAATTAATAGTTTAGGGGATAGAACAGGTTTAGGTTTGGCTAGTAGTAAAACTGCGGGGGGAATATTAAAAGGAACAAGGGCTGTTGCTACGGCAGGTTCTGAAATAATGGGTGAGGGATTATCGGCAAAAAATATTGGAAAAGGGATTGATAAAGCGGCGGACACATTAACCGGAGCTGTTGCAGAATATGCCAATACAGGAAAAATATCCGCTAATTTAGGAACAATTATGAGTGATTTTGGTAGTTTTATTAGTAAAGAAATGAAAGAATCATTTTCAAATGTTAAAGCTCAAGCAGATAAACTAGATAAAGAATTTCCATTATTTGGTGATATTGCTAGAGCGGCACAAGTTGCGACTGGAACTGCTCTTCCTAGAAATGCAACATCAAATATACCAACAGGTGGTGTGGGAACAAATAGTATGAATGGTACACAATCATCGACTCAGAAATCAACGGTTGATGTTAACGTAAATCACACAATTAATATTACAGCACCTGCCGGTATAGATACAAAAACACTTCAGAACGCATTAAACGAACCTGATGTTAAACAACAAATAGTTAAAATGTATCAAGATACGGTGTCAGATACTATTGGTAGACCTATCCCTAGTAAAAATGAACCTCGTTAAAAATAGGTTATTAATCTATTTATTATAAAAGAAAAAAAATATGCCAAATAGTACATTATCATTTGCTTCATCATCTTCATTTAGAGATATTTTATTGGCTAAAAATTTAGTCCCATATAGTGTTATTGGAGTATATACTCCTGCAACGGGAAATATTAATACTGAAGTGACTTTAAATAACTTTAATGTAATTGATTCTCCAAATGATTTAATTGCTAATGACCCATTTGCTCAATTATTATATCCATTAAACGAATATGGACCTAATGGTGGTTATAACTTAAATATTAATTTTAATGGACCTCTACTTCCGGTTAACCCAAATCAAGGGGAATACGGACCAAATGATACCGTATTAGATTTAGTAAATGAGTTTTTCATTGATGCGGCGTATATCGATAATTACTATGGACCTGTTGGTGGGTTTAATGATATGTATGGGGTTACAACTCAGATATTGGGTCAACCCATACATCAACCTTATTTACCAATAAATTTTGTTGCTTCTTCGTATTCTCCTTATGCGATTTTATTATCGACAAATCCAACAGGGAACAATGGTTCATTATCTCAGGATTCTTATTTGGCGAGATTAGGGGCGACATATCTTAATCAATTATTTCAAGATAGAATTAATAGACAAATTTTTATTAACACTGTTGGTCAAGTAAATTTAGAATCATTATCCGACCCTTTTGAGGCTAGTTTAATTATATCAGGACAAGAACCTTTAGTTTATAGAAATTGGAAGATTACATCACCGGAAGACCCTATTACAGCGGCGGCAGATTTAATTACAAGATTAGGTGGTGCGTATTGGCCGGTTTCATTAATACCGGGTGATTATTTTAGTGATAATACAAGAAATGGACAAACACAACAAACATCAAATGCTTTAAACGTTGTTAATCAATTAACCGGTGGTTTTTTAGGTCCTATTTTAAATATTAAAAGAAATCCTTCTGAAATATTCTTAGCAAATACCGGAAACGGACAAAGGTCTGTTTTATTCAGAAATCTTAATTATAACCGTTATCAACCAAGTTATGATAAAAATTTTGGAGGATTATTAGGTGTTGGACAAGCAATTGTTAGTTTAATCAATCCTGACAATGGAACGTTAGTTGGAGGTTATTATGTTGGTAGTAGAAATTCTGAACCATCAACAATAACTTCTCCACCAAATCAAGTACCTGTTAATGCTTTTGGACAACAGGAAGATGTTCCAGTGTATGGACCATCAGAATTAGGTATTTTATATGAAGGTAACCAAGATACTCTTAATTTTGGACTCGCGGCTAAATCATTAAGTGATGGTGGTGGTATTGATGGTCAATTTGTTTGGACATCACCAAAATACAAACCAAACGCGGGGTTTAAAGCAACACCGGGTGGGGGTTCAGGTTCTGCCGACCCTGATTATAATTTAATTAGTAGTAACTATACTCGTGATGAGTCAACTAATTTTACATTTAAGAAAACATCTATTTTAGACCAAACGCAAAGATTGGTTGATTCTGCGGATAATGTACAAGGGATTACAAGATTAAAACACGTTGGTAACGCAATTAATCAAGTTAGTAAAGTATTTCACGATGGGTATAAGGAAATGACAAAAGGTTCTCAAGTTGTTTCATATACTGACCAAACAACAGGTGGTGACGCAGGTATTGAGTATTGTAGAGTTTTTACTAAAGACACGCCATACTACACTTATAATGATTTACAAAAAGTTGATGGTATTACAACATCCGGAAGAAAGTTTGCTGGCTCAGTGTTTGATAACACATTCAATTTAAACATTTCACCAACAAGAAATCCGGGTTCAACAAATATTATTGCGGATGGACCTAATGGGGTTGGGGGGTATGCTAAAAAATATATGTTCTCAATTGAAAATTTGGCTTGGAGAACATCAAGTAAACAAGGTTTTACTTACGATGAATTACCTGTTTGTGAAAAAGGACCAAATGGTGGTAGAGTAATGTGGTTTCCACCGTATGATATAAGATTTACAGATACAAGTAACGCTAACTGGACAGAAACTTCTTTCTTAGGTAGACCTGAACCAATATATACATATAAGGATACTCGAAGAACAGGAACGTTAAGTTGGAAAATTATTGTCGACCATCCTTCTGTTATGAATGTTCTTGTTGAAAAACAATTAAAAGGACAAAATAAGGAAAGAATAAATTCTATTATTGATTCGTTTTTCGCGGGTTGTGTTAAATATGATATATATGAGTTGGCTAAAAAGTTCAATACGGTTCCAACAAAAGATTTATACACTTATCAACAAATCTTAAACAACCCAAATTTGGATACTAATACTGCTAAAGAAGTTATTAGTAGTGTTCAGGGGAATCCGTCTGTTGGTACTGTTACAACAGGTAATGGGCCGGGGAAATTAAACCCTGAGTTATCTGTTGCTGATTTAGATTCAAAATATAATAATTTTGGGTTTTATTTTGATAATGATATTCCGGGGCCTAATAATAGAACAGCAACAACACCTAGTTCAACGTACAAGTCGGATTATGATAATTATACCTATAGTATGAATCAAGACCAATATGTTGCAATATCAAGTAAAACATTTGCACCTCCTAGTACTAATTTAAATGTTAAAGAATTTTTTGAAAATGTTGTTATTGATAATTTTAATTATATAAATACGGGGTTTGTTGAAGACGCTTTTAAAATATTAAGTGAGAAGACAGGGACAATTAAAGTATCTTTAAGAGCCGCGGCGTCTGCTCCGGCAAGTAAAACATATAATGTGGCGTTATCAAAAAGAAGAGCTAATTCTGTTATTGATTATTTAAAAACAACTAAATTAGGTAAATTTATTACTGAAGATAAAACATTAACATTTACTAGTATTGAAACTTTAGGTGAGGATGATACTGCGATACCAAAAACTTCAAAAGGTTCTTTTGGGGCTGCGGTAACTTGTACCAATGATATTAAAGATAAAAATGGAAAATCAACACACGATTCTCAATGGTATTCTGTGGCGGCAATGGCTTGTAGACGGGTTGTAATTACGGATATAACTGTAACGGCAACACCATCAGACAAACCTGTTGAACCTGTTGAAAAACCTGTTATTGTAAATGTGCCAACTGAATCGACAACTCCAAAACCAAAACCAAAACCAACATATAGAACTGAAAAAACAATAAAAGAAGGGATTAGTAAATTAATTTTGAGAAGATTACTTTCCGAATGTGATTATTTCGATGTTATTAAAAAAGAGGTTCCTATGTTATATGATTCTATTCAGGAAAAAATTAAATATTTTAATCCTGCGTTTCACTCTATGACACCGGAAGGATTAAACTCTCGTTTAACTTTCTTAAACCAATGCGTTCGTCCTGGTGAATCAATTCCTGTAATTGGGGATAATGGACAGATAGTTGCAAATGACGCCTTAAACACCTCCTTTGGAGCACCACCGGTTTTAGTTTTAAGGATTGGTGATTTTTATAATTGTAAGATAATACCTAAAACGATTGGGTTTACTTATGAACCTTTGGTTTTTGATTTAAATCCGGAAGGTATTGGTATTCAACCAATGATTGCTAATGTTACAATGAATTTTGATATTATTGGTGGTATGGGTCTTGAAAAACCTGTTGAAGAATTACAAAACGCTTTATCGTTTAACTACTATGCAAATACTGAAATTTATGATGAAAGAGCTAAGTGGACTGACGATAGTTGGAAAAAATTAGATAAACAATATTTCCAATCTTTAATTGACGAACAACCAACTGTAACTCAAGTTGATAATCAACAAACAAACTCTGCGGGAGAAACTATTGGACAAATTCAAACAACTGTTGACGGTGCT